TTAGCTGCTGAGATGTGCAAGGAAATAAAATACGCAGCACTTTGTTGCAGCCTGGCCCGCCTATAGAAGCGGCTTTGGCAGCCAGATCGCCCCACAAAGCAGGGGTGTTGGCCAGCTTGTTTGCGTAGCCAGGTGCTTGCATAAAGTCATCGATCGCCTTACTCTGCAAATCACTCGCCCCCCTGGCAACGGACACCTGCTCATTGTACACTACAGACAACCCACGCCTAGCGCGTTTGCGAGTGTTCTTGCTAATGTCTGAAAACAGATCACGCACGCCGGACCACACCCACCTCGCTTTCTCACTGACACCATATCTCCAGACATGCCCAGGCACTATATTGCTAAAACAGGTTTTGTACACCTTACACAGAATAGAGCTAGGTATCGCCTTGAGCACGCTCAACCTATGGAGCGCCTCCGCGGTATCAGCATCGATGGTCACATCATCGTGCGAGCTGAGTAGCCACAACCACTCACAACCAGCACTGGCCGCTGCAGGTCTTGTCAGCATCTTGCGCTCACTCAGAGCAGCGTGGAGCAGACTCTGCCCTCGAAACACCAACCTCCCATAGCAGTCAGTGCTCACAAGCCGCAACCCAGGCAGAATAGGTGCAACCCGGCCACCTCCAGACGGGCACACGCTGTTGAGCAGCGCGAACAACTTATCCAGTGGAAACGCAGGATACTCCTTATTCAGAATCGCGTTGAGATGCGCTCTATTACTGGCCACAGCAAGGCCATACTTCACAAGATCTCCACCGCTTCTGTGCCTCAACTGGGAATTATCCAGCGGTGCGGCACCAAGTAGGGCCACGTTGTAATCCGAGAAGTCCAGCCCGAGTCTGTTGGGGTGCTCGGGTAACAACACCACGCTTCCGGACAGTTTGGATAGTGCGCCGACAACGCCAGAATACGCATAATCATTATACTCCAAGAAACAACCCGTTGTCTGACAGCGGCCCAACAACCGCTCAGCACGCCGGCCGCGGCGGCGCAGGGCACCCCCATCAATGGCTATCCCGTGAGCGTCCACCGTAGCACAATAAGTCGTGCTTCCATACAACGGAGGTGCAATCACTACTAACAGTTGAGGCAAGCCCTCTATTGGCTCACCCAACCATCTCGGCTCTACTTTAGCTAGAACATCTGCTAGCACAAGGTTGCCAACTCCTCAGGCACTGTCAGCAGCAGGGTTGCTGTCAACACCATCTGCACCAGGCACCACATCCTTGCCACCACCTGTAGCCATGAGCTTGTCCATCGCAGCCTGGAGAGCACTAACAGTCGAGCTCAAGACGGCTGGACTGGTGCCGCACTCTTTAACCAACTCTGCAATTGCATCATGCGACGCCTTGGTGACGGGCGAAACGTTATAGGCAGGCAGGCCTAGCTTCGCACGCAAAGATGTGGCAAACCGGCTTTCCCCATCTATCAACGACAGCTTAGTTCCGCCGACGTCGGGCGCCTTACTACCACCGCTCAGGCACCAGGGTGCTATGACGGTAGCAGTCCCCGGAGAGACAAACCGCCTGCCATACCCAGCAGCGCGTGAGCAGACACCGACCAACCAGGTCATGGCATCGGCATCAGCTACCGCGGCTTGAGCTGGCATCTGCACCTTGCAGCGCCAGTTATAGGTGAACTGCGGTGTGAGCCCGATTGTCAAGCCAGGTGAGCAGGCAGCAGGATCAAAATGAGCCAGAGCACGAGCGCGACCCATGGTCCACCCTGCTGCTATAGTGTCTCTAGAGCCTGAGAGGGCCCATGTCAGGCCGTGGAATTGATCCAAGGGAGCAGCTGTAATTACTATAGTCTCCTCAACCAGGTACTGCTTCCACAGACAACTTGTCAGGACTTCCTCAGTAAGCATAGTGCACTCAGACCTCACAACACACTCAGTGTCACCGGGTATGACATAAACTTCGTCCATGCAATACTCCTCTGACGTATAAGTGACCCCGTAGTCAAAGGTTATCGAATGACCATTGACACCGGCAGCAAGTACAGCCATGTGCATGCGATTAGCACGCGACATGTCACTGCTCGCCATAGACCGGTTCAAAAAGGAGCGAGCCGTCTTACCCATGTGAGTAAGAATGGCAGGGGAGGAGATCAGTCCGCCGACCGCACTCTCGAGGCCGCACATGGTGGACACCTGCAAGGGTGTGAAACACACCGACAGATCCCAACCACCGCGGCCATAA